TACTTCATCTATGGCGGTATACGGCGTAGGAAACCCACCCTTTACAGAAAGTCAACTACCAACTCCTGAAGATCCATACGGTATTGCAAAGTATGCTGTTGAAATGGATCTAAAACTTGCGCATGAAATGTTCGGATTGAAGTATAGCATTGTTCGCCCTCATAACGTTGTTGGAATTTATCAAAACATCTGGGATCGTTATCGTAATGTTATTGGAATCTGGATTCGTAAGGTGTTGGCTGGTGAACCTTTGACTATTTTCGGAGACGGAACCCAGATTCGCGCATTTTCTGACATTAAATTCTATATGGATCCTTTTGAAAAACTGATGACTGCTCATGATGGTGAAATATTCAACATCGGCGCAGATAAACACTATACGATTAACGAAGCTGCAGAAGTAGTCATTAACGTTGCTAAGGAACTGGGAATCAATGCAACTAAGGTTCATCTTGAACCTCGTAATGAAGTTCATACTGCATATTGCGATCATACAAAGGCACACAAGCTTCTTGGATTTAAAGACAATACAGATCTTCATGAAACAATTATGAAGATGTTTAAGTGGGCGCAAGAACAACCAAATCGTCCGATGAAGAATATGGATTATGAGATTGAGAAGAACATGTACTCTTTCTGGAAGAAGTGATCATGATTACAACGTCAGCATTTCCAGAAAAGATCCCTGATCGTCAAAAGTACATCTTTGATCAAGTTGTTGCAGGAAATTTTGAAGCATCTTGGGTTCCTCTTGAATATGACATCGTTGGAAAGAAAGTAAAGCTCGATGTCATGTCAGATGCACTTAAAATTGATGGAGTTCGTGTCAATGTCACAGCGACATTACAACAACAACTTGCAGATGTATTTGACGCTTCTCTTTTAACGGCACAAATTGCTGATCTGATGTACGCAAACGCAACCCATCGTCTTGCTCCGTCACCTCAACCAATTTCATCTTCAGCCCAGTCAATGTTAGCTCACAGTCAACGTGTTGATAAGCTGCTTGGAGTTTATTCAGGAGGGATTGTTTCTCCGGTAGGAAAGCACTGGATTCTAGACAAGAAATTAGAATATGCACGTGGTAAGGCATGCAATTATGGCTGGCATTTTACCGGTGCTTCATTTAACGGAATTACTGGATTTCCAGCTGCAACGTTGTATTGCGGGAAGGGTGCGAAGGTAATTCAACCCAATGCAACAGCGCATGATCTGCAACACACTGATTATTCTCAAATTTGTCAATTGGTTTCTCAGCAGTGCTGGATCGATGGTGTTGAACACAAGTTTTCTGATTTGATCAAAGATCCCGCGCTATGTCAGTTTGTTACAGCAAATGGACCGCTAAAGAATGATAGACAATCGGGTGTCCCACAGATTACAGGACAACAAGTTTTATTTCCAGTGACAATTACACCTTGAGAAATTTATGCTAACATACGAATATGGATGTCTAGTTTGTGACAATGAGTTTGAAGTTCAGCAATCTATTAAAGATGAAAAGGGTGCTGAATGTCCAAATTGCAAAATTTTTTGCTTTAATCGCTTGATCTCAAAAGGTACTAATTTTACTTTAAAGGGTTCGGGCTGGGCTGCTGATAATTACTCATCAACTAAAAAGTAAAATTAAATTGTATTTGGTTTTCTTAACATAATAGAGTATTAATTACTTGCGCCTGTGGGGCCGGTAGCCCCAGGAGTTCTTATAAAGCTCCGGTGCCTGGTTCAACTCCAGGCAGGCGCACTAACAGGAAAAAAGTAGAGACTTAAAGTCTGAAGGTAATCCAGCAGATATATTTGCTAAACACAGATTTTTACTTTCAGCAAATTTTTGAATTGAAGATTCTGTTTTAGGCCCGTAGATTCCATCAATTTTTCCATCATATAGCGACATCTTTTTTAAGATCGTCTGTGCTTTTTCAAGATCTTCTTTTGTCCAAGGACTTATTGATGTTTTTTGTGAACCTGAAACAGGTTTTGAAAATAGCTCACCTTCAGATTTTCTTCGATTATATAGTCCTTGATTAACTTGTAGAACACCATTGATTTTTGTTTTGCTCCAAACTAGAAGTCTCGAAGGAACTTCTTTGTATTTTCCTTCATTGAGTGCTTTACAAGCATCTGATAAAAGATAAACACCTGTTCCGCAGTTAAATCCAAAAGATACAAGTGCATCAAATTGATTTTGATTAAGAGGAACTTTAATTCTCAGCTTTATGGAATTTTCACAGAGAGATACATCGTTTGAAAGAATTTCAAGCGCTTTTTCTTTGGAAATTTCTACTCCGTCTGGGAATTTTTCTCCAGGTTTTATTAAATGACCTACACCAATTGTTCTAAGTCCAGCGATATCTTTATATGGTTTTAGGATACAACCTTCCCACTTTGTGATAAATTCTAAACCCGATTTAGAAGTTTTGAGATCGTCATTCATGTAATTTAATTATTCAACAACAAAATAACGTCTAACTTGTGTATTGTTAATTTAACATTTATATGTCTGCTGCCGATAAAAAAATGTTGAAAGCTGCTGCTGCGGCTGCTCTTCAAGGTGCATCTCGAGGAGATGATATTAGAACTTTTTTTCTAGGCGCAGTTGGTCTTAGAAACGATGGCGTTATTGTAGCTTCTAGAAACGTAGCTTCTCGAGATGTAGCACTTAGTCATCATGCAGAAGCACGTCTCTCAAGAAAATTAACTCCTAATTCTGAAGTTTGGGTAGCTCGAGTCCGTAAAAATGGAGAGTGGGCTATGGCTAAACCCTGTGCGAGTTGTCAACTAAAACTGAGAGTTGCTGGTGTGACTCGTGTAGTTTACACTATTGATATAAATGAATGGGGAGTTTTAGATTTGGGAGAAATTTGATGTTATCCGTAGAAAATGCAAAAGATATCTTAAAAAGCTTAACACAAAATTTGTCTTTAATTCGTGATCTAAAAAAGAAGAACATCGTAGTAGACAAATCGTGGTCAGATATTTCTGAATTCAATTATCATCTTACATTTATCATTCAGCATCTTGATAGCTTAATTGAATCTTTAAGAGAAGGTTCCCAATGAGAATACTAATTCTTGACGATAATTCAGAAAGGCACAAGATTTTTAAACAGTTCTATCTTGGTCATAAAGTAACTCATGTTTACTACTACTCTGACTGCATTCAAGAGTTAAAAAAAGGTGGATGGGATATCATTCATCTCGACCATGATCTTGGAGAAGAAGTAAATGATGCAGATACTCTAGTAGATAGCTGGGGATCTCAAAGACTTCTTACGGGTCTGGATGTTGTTAGATGGATGATTGATTATCCTGTTAAAAATCTTACAAAAAAAGTGATTGTTCATTCAGTTAATCCGATCGGCGGTCAAAAAATGCAAGAAGCACTATTTCAATCAGGATTTAATTCAATTCTTCGTCCTTTCAATGACTACTACGGTGAACTTGATGTTTAAAGACAATATTATTTCTCTAGCTGACAGGCTCGAGCGCTGGAAGAAGGTTTATACATCGCCACAGTCTGAATTCGATATTATAGTGTCAAGCAGAGGTAATCTAAGAATTGTTTTTAAAAATCGAGAAGCTATTCCTTCTGTGAATCTCAATTTTATGGAATCTGTCAAATTTATGTCAGACGTTTCTAAGGCATTCGAAGAAGTGATGATTGACTCTACAAATTAGCGCGACAACAATTTATTGTAAGGCTCTGATAAGGAATTACATTCCGTTCAAATTGTGATTATCGTACACTCAACTACAAGGAAACAAAATATGTCTAACAAGAAGAAGAACAACTTTTACAGCAGCGAAATGATTTCTATCGACGATCTTTGCTACACTCTTGACGACGATCTTCGAAATATGCAAGATTCTCTTCGTAAAGAGCGCGCGTCGGCTGAACGAGAAGGATTTGATCCGCACCAAACAGAAATTGCGCTTTGCTATGTTCAGCGGGAACTTGGAATCCGTGATGATCGTCGAGCAGCGCATTTCGAATATGTTAAGAAACATGGTCTTACAGACCTAGACCTTCGCCAGAGAGAAACTCATCAGAACAACGAAGTGCTGAACTGAGAATTATAATATGCAAGATATCGTACGCGATTATCTACGAGATCTAAAATCTTTTTCGCTTCTCAAGCATCCAGAAGTCGTAGATTTGTTTAAAGACTTTTCTGAAGGTTCAGGAGAAAAGTCCCAAAAAGCAAAGAAAAAGTTGGTTGAAAGCAATCTTCGACTTGTTATTTCAATTGCAAAGAAGCACAAAGGGCACAATATTCCCCTCGAAGATTTAATTCAAGAAGGGAATCTTGGTCTCTTGAAGGCAATCGATCGATTTGATTACAAGCGCGGGTTTAGATTCTCAACATACGCAACTTGGTGGATTAAACAGGCAATTACTCAGCATGTATTGAAGCGCAAGAGAATGATTAGACTGCCTGCGCATGCTGCTTCTGTCCAAAAGAAAATTGTACAGGCTGCAGACGAATATCGTGCAATGATGGGATGTGACCCATCAAATGACGAACTGTTAGAGTTAATTGATGCATCAGAAACTGTAGTTAAAGCTACTATTGCTTCTGGAAAGAATACAATTTCTCTAAATCAGACGCTGTCGTCAGATCCAGACTCTGGGTCAATTGACAGTAAAATTGAAGATGAAAATGAGAATGTGAATCCATTTCAAGTTGCTTCTTTCAAAGAGCTTCTTGGAATTGTTCAGAACGTTCTCGAGACTTTGTCTGAAAAAGAATCAGCAATTCTTCGACTTCGGTTCGGTCTCTTTGACGACAATCTCGATAGATCAGAGTACGAAATGTCTGATGAAGAAGCTGCGTCTTTTACAGGTGCATAATGTCGAATATCTTCACAGTAGTTGCATTAGCAATTTTAATTGCAAATTGTTTCATTATCTTTCTATTGTCAAAAATTGTGAATCACCTGATTTCAGTAGAAGATCAGATTCAGGATATCGTCGAAGACAAAATTAATCAGTTAGATCATAGACATGTTTTAATGACTAAACTGGATGAAGTTCAAAACGCTAGATTTTCTTCTTTTACAACTAAGCGAGGCTAATTAACTTGAATACAAATCAAAATAAGATGGAAAAGGTGCAGTATGCCACTGTAGCTGAAGAAGGAACTAACTATAGAGAAATAGCTGATATGATGACATTAATTGGCTACAAAATGAATCATTCTTCGGCAAGGAATTATATTCTACGAATCATGAAGAAATTTGCATATGCAATTACTGAAAATTGGGGAATTGATGTCACAGACGAGATAGTCGAGACGATCATTAAGGAGCCTAAATTTCAAGAAGGAATTTGCGATTTACTTCAAGAGATCGAAGCTACAAGAAAGCTAGAAACAAAAGAAAGTTTGATCCAATGAGACTACACCAGCGAAGCATTTCTAAAGTTACGCTTCTTAATGTTCTAAGAAGGCGTAAATCAAGTTTGAAAAAATTTCTTCAAGAAACGGGTATTGTCACTTACGAACTTTTAAAGACTCGTTGTGACTCAATGGGTGTAATTCCTCCCGAAGAAGATGACTTTTTAAAAGCGTCTGGCGTTGAGTCCGCTGATCTTCCACGAACTATTTCTTCTCCTGCCGAAGGTCTGATAGTCCTAGATCCACCTGATCTTGTAAAAGAAAATACAGGTGAAACTTTTGATTTAAGTACTACATCTGACCAAGAGACTGAAGAATCTGATTTTCAAGAGTCAGATGTAGAAATTCAAGAAACAGACTCTCAAAAGAGTCAAGAAGAATCTTCTAAGAAAAAGAAAAAGAAAAACTAGTTCAAATTCGCGACGGCTTATTATAAGCTAATGACATGCTGTCAGTAATTCAAATTCTAGAGCAACTCGAGTCAAACAATTCACGTCTCTTTAAAGAAGAGATTCTCGAGACTCACAGCGACAATAAGCTTCTTAAGCGAATTTTTGTCGCTGTGGGTGATCCTTATATAAATTTCTTTATTACAAAATTTAAGATGTCTCCGGCGCTAGGTCTGGGCGACGATGACGCCATTGTTGAACAATTCCTTGACGAAATTTATGATAACCTTTCCACCCGGAAGAAGACCGGAAACGCAGCGAAGGATTTCGTCCATTACATCTTTGGACAGATGACTGTTTCTCAGCAGAAATGGTGCATGCGAATTCTTCTGAAGAATCTTCGCTGTGGTGTTTCTACTTCTACTGTAAATAAAATTTGGCCTGGGTCTATTGTCGGTTTCTCGGTTCAGCTTGCAGAATCGTTGTCTACACGTCATGAGACAGGACGAGGAATTATTATTGAAGATGAAGTGTGCTATCCTGTTCGAATTGAGCCAAAACTCGATGGTCTTCGCTGTGTTGTCGTAAAACACAACAGTGAAATTACTATGTACACTCGCAGTGGGTCTGTACTAGAGACGTTACCAAACATCAAGAAAATTCTAGAACAAGCTCCGTGGGAAGAATTTGTGCTAGACGCAGAGGTGATGGGTGCAGATTGGAATGAAACAGCATCTGTTGCTATGTCGTACAAGCGAGGAAAAGATGATTCAAACATGATTCTTCATGTTTTTGACGCAATGCAATTTTCTGATTGGCACGCCCAAAATTCTTCTCTCATGCTTTCAGAAAGAGTTGAATTGGTGAATGATCTTGTCTCAAAAGCATCAAATTCTGCTGTAGTTCCAGTGCCAGGTAAAACTGTTCAAAACTTAAATGAGCTGCTTGAGTTTTACAATGACTGTATGGAGAAGGGTTACGAAGGCATCATGTTGAAAGACTTGAATGCAAAGTACGCATTTAAACGATCTGATGCTATTAAAAAGATGAAACCTGTTGCGACTTACGAAGGTGTGATCGTCGGACATTATCAAGGAAACATTGGTTCCAAACGAGAAGGTCTGTGGGGAGGATTTAGTGTTGTCATGCCAAATGGAATTGTGACTCGTGTTGGAGGTGGTTATACTGATATCCTTCGAGCTGAAATTGGAGTTGATCCTGACTCTTATATCGGAAAAGTTGTAGAGGTTGAAGGTCAACCTGATCCCCTCACACACGACGGATTTACTCGAGACGGAAAAGTACGTTTTCCTGTATTTGTTCGTTTTCGATCACGGACCGACGTCGACAGAAAAGTCCTTGATGCAGAAGCTGCTTATCGTGCAAACTGACCTATGTAGCTTGGTTTAATTAATTCTTTGATTAAATTCCAATAATTCAATCTTGTGAATATTGAAAACAATATTCAGATTCATATTGCGTCTTTTATAAAGAAAATAGTCGTACAAATGT